GCCCCAGTATTGCCTTGATATCCTTGTGTCCCAGTAACCCCAGTATTGCCTTGATATCCTTGTGTCCCAGTAACCCCAGTATTGCCTTGATATCCTTGTGCCCCAGTGCGTCCAGTATTGCCTTGATATCCTTGATATCCAGTGAATCCAATTAGCCCTTTACGACCTTCTATAATAAAAATAATATCTTTATTATCGGGCTGAGCATTCCAAGTACTGGCAGGTGAATTATATGTTACACCTAATATTGTAAATGTTTGGCCATCATTTCCTACAGCATCACTCGTTAATAACCAATCTTGAAAATTATTACTGTTACCTACATCTTGTATAGTAAATTTATCTCCTGTACGTAAAAAATTCAATAAAGGTTTAATATCTGTTTTTAATACACTATTATCTAAATAACTAATATATATTTGTGATGAATTCTTTTGTGCAGTTTGAAAATTCCATATAATATGACCACCTGAAGGAGGTGAAAGTGTAGTACCTGTAGTAGCCTGATAGTTAAAAAAAGAAGCATTTATCCCTGGTTGTCCTTGATAACCTTGTGCCCCAGTGCGTCCAGTTGAACCTTGATAACCTTGTGCACCAGTGTCACCAGTTCTTCCTTGATATCCTTGTGCCCCAGTGCATCCAGTTGAACCTTGATAACCCTGTGCCCCAGTGTCTCCAGTATAACCTTGTGCTCCAGTATTTCCAGTCGCACCTTGATATCCCTGTGCCCCAGTGTCTCCAGTATAACCTTGTGCTCCAGTATTTCCAGTCGCACCTTGATATCCGGTAGCACCGGTATTTCCTGCTGCACTAACTTGAATAGTACCATCTAAATACTGAATGCTTTTTGTATGCAAAATAGAATTCCCATTTAAATCAATATCGCTTTTAAAAATTTCATGAGATTCGTTCTGTCCTGAAAATTTATTTATATTCATTTGTTCGCTATTTGAAATAAAACTATGAATAACATTATTTTTAGATGAGTAGTTTAATCCTCCATATCTCCTAAAACCTGACATTACTATATTATACTTTTAAGAAAAGTTATACTTTTAAGAAAAGTATAACAAAAATTCTACTTTTTGGAAAAGTAGAGCAAAAATATATTATATTATATTACATTTTGGAAAATTTATATTTAAAGAAAAGTTATAATGAAGTAAATCCAAAAATTTTGATTAATTTACTTCTTATATCTCTTATGTTTTCTCTTTGTATTATTTCTTTTACGAGTTGCCTTTCTAAATTTTAAACTTTTCATAATATCTGCAAGTTGTCTATCATTATTGGTATTGTTATTGTTATTATGGTTATAATCGTAATGCTGATAAAGTTGCGGTTTCTGATCTCTGATATAAAAATCATCCATCAATCGTTGATCAAGTTGTTTATTAATAGAAGGAATACCTAATAATTTAGTTAAATCATCATTATCTAGTTTAATATTCATCTCTTCTTTACGTCCATTATCGTCAACTGAAACATGTATATCGGCAATATTTCCATTATAATTACCACTCCAATCAATGCTGCTATTTGTTACAGTGTCATTATTTTTAATTGTCGTATTTGTGCTTCCTATATTTAAAAATTGTATTTTGTTTTCAGGTTTAGAGTAATTTTTCTTAGATTTTCTATTATTTCTATTATTTCTATTATTTCTAGATTTAGAAACCATTTATATAAAAAGAGCAGATTTAAACTATTATTTGAATTGAAATGAAATAATAAAAATATATACGGTTTAGATATAATAGATAGATATAATGGAACTAAACATAAATGAATTTGAACAAGATGATGATGCCTTTTTGGAAGAATATTTGCAAGAACATAGTGGAGAAGACATCCCAGAGAATATTTTTTCAGAAAAAGAACCAATTAACCAATTAAATAAAAGAAATCAAAATAATAAAGTCCAAGTACATTTTGACGAGCATACAAAACCTATGCATCAATCTATACCTAAACAATACGCTAAAATGGTGAGACCAAAAGTTCCAGTGGAGCAACCAAAAGTATCATATGACGATATTTTAAATAACATGAGTATGTTTGTAGTAGATGGTAAATTACATTTGAAACAGAATCAAAATCAAAATCAAAATCAAAATCAAAATCAGAATCAGAATCAGAATCAGAATCAGAATCAGAATCAAGAAATAGACCATATCCAAAATCAGGTACCAGATAATTCTTACATTTACAATAAGTATTTTAATAATGACTCCAAACCGGAACCAACAGTTAGAGTTCCTAAAACTCTTCAAGAATACAAAGACATGTTGATACACGATATAATTCAAAAACAACGAATAAAACAAATAAAATCAACCAAGTTGTTTTTACCTACACAAAATATACATTTTTCACCTAATTCCAATCCCAATATGAATTTAAATCAATTATTCAATTTCTCAAATAGATAAGTAAAAGAAAAAAGGAAAAAGGATTTGAAAAGGATAGAAATTTAAAAAAAGAATTGAAATAAAAATTATTAAAAAGAAGAGTAATAAAGATAATTATTAAAGATATTTATAAGTATAATTACAATGGAATCAAAACGTTATAACGAAGAATTTATTGAAATTTTGAGTAAATTAAGTGACATAATGATGAAGCACGGGCAAGCATTTAGATCCAAAGCGTATCAAAAAGCGCAAGAATCTATTGTGAATTATCCTGATGACATTACGTCCGTAAAACAATTAAATGGAGTGCCAGGAATTGGTCCAACTATATCAGAAAAATTAAGCGAATATGTTGAAACTGGAACCTTGCAACTCATTGAAAGAGAGAAAACAAATCCCATAAATATTTTATCTGATGTTTACGGAATTGGACCTAAAAAAGCAGAAGAACTTGTGAAACTAGGTGTTACTAGTATTGCCGAACTGAGAAAACAACAAGACGAACTGTTAAACAGTATACAAAAGATTGGTCTCGCCTTTTACGAAGATATTCAAGAGAGAATCCCACGCGCAGAAATAATAGAATATGAGACCTTATTCAATGGCATCTTTTCAAAAATTCAATCTCAAAATAAAAAAGATAAAAAAGGAAAAGACAAGTTTGAAATCGTCGGCTCCTATAGAAGAGGCGCTGTCAATTCCGGCGACATAGATATCATCATCACTGGAGAAACTGGAGAGGTGTACAGCGATTTTGTTGATATTCTAAAAGATATGAAGATTATATTACACATTTTATCGAGAGGTCCTTCCAAAACGCTTGTAATTGCCAAGTTACCAGGAGCAAATCGTGTAGCAAGGCGAGTTGATTTCTTGTTTTCACCTCCCGATGAATTCCCATTTGCCATTCTATATTTCACTGGATCCAAAATATTCAACACCATAATGCGTCAGAAAGCATTGGATCAAGGCTACACATTCAACGAACACAGCATTTATCATCTATCTAAAGACAGGAAAAAGGGCGAAAAAGTAGATAAACATTTTACATCAGAGAAAGACATATTTGACTTCTTAGGCCTAGAATATAGGACTCCTGTTGAGAGGCAAGGGTCCGGTCAAAAAAAAGAACCAACTACTCAAATATGCAACAAAGACAACAAAGACAACAAAGAAGACAATTTAGTAAAAACATTTGCAAAAAACGGCATCAAAACTCTAGAACAACTGAGCGAAGCGCAGTTAACTGATATGCTGCGTTATGCCTCTAAAAAATACTACAATGATGATCCTGTGCTAACCGATAATCAGTTTGACATTATAAAAGACTATATTGAGGGTAGGTACCCGACAAATGCGGTTATAAGTGAAATCGGCGCCGAAGTGGAACGCAATAAAGTCAAATTGCCCTATTTGATGGCTTCTATGGATAAAATTAAACCGGATACTGGTGCGCTAAATGCATGGAAACAGAGATTTAAAGGTCCGTATATTATATCATGTAAATTGGATGGTGTGAGTGGTCTTTATACAACGGAAGGTTCTGTGCCTAAATTATACACAAGAGGCAATGGTCTTGTAGGTCAAGATATCAGTCATCTAATTCCACATTTGAATTTACCGAAAACTAAAGACGTCGTGATTCGTGGTGAGTTCATCATTCCAAAAGAGACATTCAACAGCAAATATCGTGACAAATTCGCAAATCCGAGAAATATGGTGGCCGGCATCATCAATCACAAGACGATTACAAGTGCCGTAAGCGATATGCATTTTGTCGCATACGAAGTCATTAAACCAGAATATAGACCATCAGAACAAATGGCGATGCTAAAATCGTTGCAAGTGGAGACCGTTTTGCATTCACAAATGTTGCCAACCGAGTTAACAAATGAAGAGTTATCTTCTATATTAATTAACTGGAGAACCAACTACAAATACGAAATAGATGGCGTAATTGTTGCCGATAATCGCATCTATTTGAGACAAACTGCGGGCAACCCGGAACACGCATTCGCATTTAAAATGGTGTTATCAGATCAAATCGCAGAAGCAATTGTAACAGATGTTATTTGGACGCCCAGCAAAGACGGATACTTGAAGCCACGTGTTCAAATTGAGCCAATAAATTTAGGAGGAGTCAAGATTGAATATGCGACCGGATTTAATGGCGCATTTATTCGCGACAACAAGGTCGGAATTGGTTCAACAATTCAATTGATCAGAAGCGGAGATGTTATTCCACATATCAAGTCGGTTACGGTAAAGGCACCGGAAGCAAAAATGCCGGATGTGCCGTTCATATGGAATGACACACAAGTAGATATTATGCTGGAGGATGCAAAGGCAGATCCAACAGTAAGAGATAAAAATATTACTGGATTCTTCAAGGGAATTGAAGTGGAAGGATTAGGAGAAGGTAATGTGTCCAGAATTGTGGAAGCCGGTTTTGATACAGTCGCAAAAATCATAAAGATGAGCGAGGCCGACTTCTTAAAAGTAGAAGGATTCAAAAAAACAATGGCGAGTAAAATTTATACAGGTATAAGAGGGGGGCTGCAGCAAGCCTCACTGGTTTCGCTAATGGCGGCATCCAATATCTTTGGCCGCGGTTTCAATAATAAAAAAATAGAATTAATATTAAATGATTTACCGAATATTCTCACTTCTACCAAATCGCAAGCCAATAAAGCAGCCGAAGTTGCCGCTATAAAAGGTATGGCTTTAAAGACAGCGGAGGCATTTGTTTCCAAAATAGAAGATTTTAAAGAATTCTTGACAGAATGTGGACTACAAAATAAACTGAAGAAGCCAAAAGTGATATTGGTAGAAGAAACAGATGAAACTCATCCGCTTTACAATAAGACTGTGGTTTTAACAGGAACAAGAGATAAAATGGTAATTGATATTTTGAAAAGTGTAGGAGCAAATCAAGGTGCCTCTGTTAGCAAGAATACGCATCTGGTTATTGCAAAATCAAAAGATGACGGAACCGGAAAGGCAGAGGAAGCGAAAAAGTTAGGAATCCCGTTAATGAGTGTAGAAGAATTTATTGCAACTTATGGTTTAAAATGAAAAACAAAAATATATCTTTCTTATAAAAAATGAATTATAAATATATTGGATTAATTATTGTAGTAATTATACTATTTTTTATTGAAATACGCAGTTATTATTATAATTTAATAAACAAATATTTGCGCATGAATAATGACAGCAATAGTATT